TCCCATTTTTCACACTGTTTTTGACCACTTGGGCGGGTCGGCTTTTCAGTCGCCCTAGAAAACAAGCCTTTTCCGCACGCTGCGGCTGAATCACCGGGTTTTTCAGGCATGGCACGCACTTCCGATCGTTCGCAGCGTGAGAGCCAGGCTCGGAAGCGATACGACAAGCAGAAGGCCGACGCTGGCAAGCGTTCGCGGGCGATCACGTCGACTGCACGCGACATTGGCGAGATCCCGCCGGTCGTGGACGCCAAGCGACGCGCGGCCTGCGAGCGAAACTTCCGCTCATTCTGCGAGACATACGGCGCGGAGTCGTTCCCGCTGTCGTGGTCTGCGGACCACCTGACGGCAATCTCGAAGATCGAGGCCGCCGTGCTCAGGGGCGAGCTCTTCGCGTTCGCGATGCCGCGCGGGTCTGGCAAGAGCACGCTCTGCATCTGGGCCTGCTTGTGGTCGGTGCTCTGCGGTCATCGCCCGTTTGTGATGCTCGTCGGTGCTGACCAGGCGATCGCGTGCCAGATGCTCGACGTGATCAAGGTGCATCTCGAAACCAACGACCTGCTCTTGGAGGATTTCCCGGCAGCCTGCTACCCGATTCGGGCTCTGGAGCGGATCAGCCAGCGGGCGAAGGGGCAGACCTACGAGGGCAACCCCACGCAACTGGAATGGACCGCCGACCAGATCACGCTGGCCTGGATTCCCGGCGCTCCGTCCGCTGGGGCTGCCGTGCGGGTCGCTGGCATCACGGGCCGCATCCGAGGAGCCCAGCACATTCGAGCCGATGGGAAGACCGTCCGTCCCAGCCTCGTCTTGATCGACGATCCGCAGACCGACGAATCAGCCGGGTCGCCGTCGCAGTGCGCCACCCGCGAGCGGATCCTCTCCGGTGCCATCCTCGGTCTCGCCGGGCCGGGTGCGAAGATCAGCGGTCTCGCAACGATCACGGTGATCCGTCCCGACGACCTAGCAGACCGCCTGCTCGACCGTGCGAAGCACCCGGCATGGCAGGGCGAGCGGACGAAGCTCGTCTACGAGTGGCCGACAGCCGAGGACTTGTGGAGCCAGTACGCGGAACTGCGGCGCGAGGGCCAGCGGAACGGGACAGGCACCGGGGCGGCCGACGACCACTACCGGCAGAATCAGGCGGCGATGGACGCCGGGGCTCGGGTGGCGTGGCCTGAGCGAAAGAACGACGACGAGATTACGGCTATCCAGCACGCTTGGAATCTGCGGATCGACCGTGGCGAGTCGGCGTTTCTGGCGGAATACCAGAATCAACCGATCGCGGACGACATCGCCAGCGACAAGCTCGACAAGCGCAGCCTCGCCTTGCGGGCCACGACCTTGGAGCGTGGGAAAATCCCACTCGACCACCAGACGCTCACGGCGTTTGTCGACGTGCAGGAGAAACTCCTCTTCTGGCTCGTCGCCTCGTGGAATCAGTCCTTCGGCGGTCACGTCGTGGCCTACGGCACCTTCCCTGACCAGGCTTCGTCGTTCTTTGAAGCCAAGCACGCAAAGCGGACGCTCGCCCAGGCGGCGAAGGGGGCGGGCTTCGAGGCGTCGCTCCATGCCGGTCTGGAGTCCGTCTCGCAGTTGCTCATGGGCCGCGACTGGAAGCGTGAGGACGGGGCGGCGATGCGGATCTCGCAAATGCTCATCGACGCCAACTGGGGGCAGAGCACCGGGACGATCCGCACCTTCTGCCGGCGGTCGGCGTTTGCCGGTGCGATCCTGCCGAGTCACGGCAAAGGCATCGGCGCGTCGAGCCAGCCGATCGGTGAGAAGAAAAGCCGAGGCGACCGCATCGGGCTCAACTGGAAGGTCGGCCAAATCAGCGAGGGCCAGCGCTCTTGCCTGTACGACACGAACTTCTACAAGACCTTCGTGGCGGCTCGCCTGCGGTTGCAGATGGGCGACCCCGAGGCGATCGCGTTCCACGCCGGTCAGCACGACCTCCTGTTCGAGCACCTGACGAGCGAATACCCGGTCAGGACCGAGGCCCGTGGCAGGGTGGTCGATGAGTGGAAGATGGGCGGAAGGGATAACCACTGGCTCGACTGCCTGGTCGGCTCTGCGGTCGCGGCGTCGATTGCGGGCGTCCATCCGATTGCCACGGAGGCTGGCGGGCGGCAGCGTAAGAAGGTGACGCTTCCCAGCGGGCCGGGCGGGAAAAAGATCATTACGCTCAAGAAGCTCGGAACTTGACAGCGTTGCCATGCTGCGAGGATGCCAAGCATCATCCTCACCACCGTTGACGGCATGGAGCCACAGGACGCTCTCGCCATCTGCTACCGGCTCACGAAGCCGGGGAGCGACTTCAATCTCGAAGTGCGGCGGATCCTCGACGGAAACGGCTCGTCTGACACGCCGATTGCACTGTGGCACGAGGACGGAGCCTTGCTCGGGTGGGCGTGCTCGCACGTCTGGAATAACCACCAGACGCTAGAGATGTTCACGGGCGAGCGGCACCGTGGGCGCGGCATAGCCACGGCGCTATCGGCGTTTCTGCTTGGTGCTGGCGTGATCGACGGCGCTGAGGAGCTCGCGGTCTTCTCGCCCGTGACGGCCGACATTGCCCGGCGGTTGGGCGTCGTGGAGGTCAGCCTCTACGAGCGTCGTGACGGGGAGTGGTCGCTGGTCTGAGGTTAGACCCCCTACGGTCTACCCCCTGTGTCGGTCTACCGTCGCTGTTATGAGCGACGAAGTAGCAAACAAACTCGCCGAAGCCGCAGTCGGCCCGAAGCGCGTCCGCACAGACGCGGGTGAGGTCGAGGCCCACGATCTCGATCAGATCATTGAGGCCGACAAGTACCTCGCCGCCAAGGCTGCGGCGTCATCGACCAACAAGCATCGCGGGCTGCGGTTCAATCGCATCATCCCTCCGGGGACCATTTAGTGGCGTTTCTCGACCTGTTCCGAGGCAAGCAGACGCCCCGCCCGGCGGTGGTTCCGGTCGTCCGTGCGCGTTACGACGCCGCCGAGAAGGGCGACGACTACAAGCACTGGGCCAACAGCGACGCTTTCTCGGCGGACGCCGCCCTATCGCCAACCGTGCGGCGCACTTTGCGCAACCGGGCAAGGTACGAACGCGCAAACAACTCCTACCTCGCTGGCATCTCTTTGACGCTGGCGAACGACCTCATCGGCGCCGGCCCCCGGCTGCAACTCGACACGGGCGACGCGGAAGCCGATCGGCTCGTCGAGCGGCTCTTCTTCGACTGGGGCTGGACGATCGACCTGCCCGCCAAGTTGCGGACCATGCGGGAAGCCCTGGTCGTCGACGGCGAAGCGTTCGGGCTGATGATCACCAACCCCCGCCTCGACGGCGTCACGCTCGACGTGCGGCTCGTCGAGGCCGAGATGGTGGCGACGCCTACCGAGCTCATGGCATCGACGATCACGCCCGAGGGCAACACGGTCGACGGCGTCGAGTTCGACCAGATCGGCAACGTCGTCGCCTATCAAGTCTTGAACTTCCACCCCGGCTCAAACTTCCGCGTCAACACGCTGGAGTTTCAGCGGGTGCCGGCGGCGCAGATGGTGCATTGGTTCAAGCCCTCGCGGCCGGGCCAGCATCGCGGCGTACCCGAGGTCGCTCCGGCTCTCAAGCTCTTCGGCCAACTTCGCCGCTACACCGAGGCGGTGATCGCCGCTGCGGAAACGGCGGCCGACCTGGCTGCGTTCATCCACAGCAACTCCCCGGCTGCGGAGGTCGACGAGGTCGAGTCGTTCGCGGCTCTGGAGATCAGCAAGAGGACGTTGACCACGCTGCCCGAGGGCTGGGATATTTCGCAGTTGAAGGCCGAGCAGCCGACGAGCACCTACAAGGATTTTAAGACCGAGATCCTCAACGAAATCTTCCGGTGCCTCCAGATTCCATTCAACGTCGGGGCTCTGAATTCGTCGTCCTACAACTACGCCAGCGGTCGCATGGACCACCAGGTCTATGCGATGACGCAGCGCGTAGAGCGTGACCAGATCGAGCGGACGATGCTTGATCGCCTGCTCTCGGCATGGGTCAACGAGGCCGCGCTCGCGGGCCTGCTGCCTGCCGGGATGCCGCCGTTCTCCGAGTGGAATTGGGGCTGGGTCTGGGACGGGAAAGACCACGTCGACCCCGGCAAAGAGGCGTCGGCCGCCGAGACGCGGCTTCGCACGCACACGACCACCCTCGCCGCCGAGTACGCGCGGCAGGGCAAGCGGTGGGACGTTGAGTTGCGGCAGCGTGCGGCCGAGGTCGCTCTCGAAAAAGAGCTCGGCCTCTACGTCGACCCGGCCCCGGTGATGCAGCCAGCCATCGACCCCGAAGAGGCCGACGCATGAACGAATACGACGACCTTGACGACACATTCGACCTCGTGGAGTTCCTATGAGCAGCATCAAGCTCGATACTCAGGTGACGTTTCTCCAGGCGGCTGACGGCGAGTCCGCGCCGGGGCCGAAGAAGTTCCGCATCGTGGCCTACACCGGCGCGCCGATTCGGCAGGGCTGGAGCCGCGAGCCGGTCGTGATCGACCTCGCCGGGATGACGCTCCCGAGCACGATTCCGATCGTGATCGGCCACGACTACGCCCTCGGGTCGATCCTCGGCCAAGGCGTGCCGAGCGTGCAGGGCAACGAGCTCATCGTCGAAGGCGAGATCCTCGCCGACAGCGAGAACGCTCGCCAAGTGCTCGCCCTCGCCGAGAAGGGCTACCAGTGGCAAGCCAGCGTCGGTGCCGATGTCGGTCGGCATCTGAAGTTCGGCGAAGACCAAGCCACCACCGCAAACGGGCAGTCCCACGTTGGGCCTGTTCGCATCGTCCGTGCTTCGACGCTTCGGGAAACGTCCTTCGTGACGCTCGGGGCGGATCGCAGCACGGCTGTCTCAATCGCCGCCGAAGAGGTGGCAGAGGAGTCTTCTATGGCGCACGACGCCAGCGAAACGCCCATCGAGGAGCCCGTCGTGGCTGCTGCGGTGGAAGCCCCGGCGAGCGTCGCCGTGGAAGCCCCCAAGGTCGAAGCCGGTTCGAGCGACGAGCTCAAGGCACAGATCGAAGCCCTTACCCAGAAGGTTTCCAACATGGAAAAGCTCACCGCTACCCGCGACGAGCGTCCGGCGGCTCCGGCCGTTCACGTCTCCAAGGCTCCTGAGAACCAGGCGGCCGTGATCGAAGCGTCCTTCGCCCTCCAGGGCGGCCTCCCGCAGATCGAAAAGCACTACGACGCCAAGACCCTCGAAGCGGCTGCCAAGGTGCAGCGGTCGACGAGCCTCGGCGAAGTGCTGGTCGCTGCGGCCGAGGCCAACGGTTACGACGGCCCGCGCCGCCTGACCGCCTCGACGCTGCGTCCCATCATGCAGGCCGCGTGGGCGACCCACTCGATCGCCGGCATCCTGTCGTCGACCGTCAACAAGTTCCTTCTCGCCGGCTTCAACGGCGTCGAGAGCTCGTGGCGTTCGGTCTCTTCGGTTCGCTCGGTCAACGACTTCAAGACGATGACCAGCTACCGGCTCAACGGCGGCATGAAGTTCGAGAAGGTCGCCAACGGTGGCGAGCTCAAGAACGCCGCTGCGAGCGACGAGAGCCGCACGATCTCGGCCGACACCTACGGCATCATGACGAGCGTGACCCGCACCGACCTCATCAACGATGATCTCGGCGCGCTGACCGCTGTCCCGCAGCGGATCGGTCGTGGTGGCGCTCTCGCCCTGAACGACGCCTTCTGGACTGAGTTCCAGGCGGGCCACGGCTCGTGGTACACGTCGGGTCGGGGCAACCTGGA